AAAACTCCCATATTTTATCTTCTTTGCGTTTCAAATTCCCTTTTGTTAAAAAATCACTTTTATTTCCTTGTTTCTTTGTCATAAGTAAATGAACTAATGTAGTTGTATCTAATCTTATATGTTTTGGTATAACTTCACTTCTCATAGGAAATACATTATAAATAGTTTGTTCTTCCTTTTCAATTTGTTTCATCATAAAAATCATACAACCAAAATAATCAAATGGACTACAAATTAAGTCATAAACAATATTATTCTTTTTATAACTTGCTTTATTTGGTGTAATAAATTGTTTTTGTTGGTTAATCCAATTGTGATACATGGAATGAGATTTATAATTAATATTTTCTATATTCAATAAATCTGTTTTTATTTTGCGTAGTTGATTACATAAATTATTTACTCTTTGTTCCTTTGCTTTTTGTGTAATGTTAAGTTTTCTTATTTTACTTACAATAAATTTCTTTTTCCAAACTACATTCACATATCTTTCAACATACTCTATATAATGTAATTTAATATTGTTCTCATACATAGTTAAAATATCAATAGTTAGATAATCTAAAATAGTATTCATATGTGTATAATCTAAATTTTCATTTTGAATAAGTGGTTGAAATTCTGTTTTGTAAAAAGCTGTTAAATTATCTTTTAATTCTTTAATTTCCTTTTTTGGTGGTCGTCCAGATGATTTTTCATTACATAATATTTTCATACATGAATTAATAAACTCATCATTTATAACAGGTAAAGTATTATGCTTATCATAATGATCCAATAAAAAAAGTTTCATAAACATCATAGTTTGAATAACGATTTTATTACACTTAATAACAGCATTTGTAATTTTAGGTAAGTTAATGTCAGGATGTTTCAAGACACTTTTCAAAGATGTTTTAATTCCTTTGAAAAAGTCGGTTGGCGGATTTACTTCTTTTTCCATCCCTTATAATATTCCTAAAGATTTTATTTTAAGTAGTTTTCCAATAAATTAATATATTTGATTTTCTATTAAATTAATTCCTTCTTTTTCATATGATTTTATAGTATTTATCATATTATCTATATTGTTGCTTGATATATAGTGCTGGAAATTATCGTTGTTTTTTGGAAAAACATTCCATTTATTACCTTGATTACTAAAAGCTAAAACATATCCTAAACACATACATTTATTTTTATTATCAATAGCATATGTGTCATAATCTTTAAAAATATAATATTCACTAAATTTATTATCAAACTCATTATCTTTTTCGCAAATCCTATCTTCTAATACATCATTAAACATACAATATTTTTTATTAAGATTAAATGTGTTTTTATTTATGGTTTCAATACAACAAGATAAATAATTTTTATATAGTTCTATATTTTTTAGAATTTTACAAATGGTAAAATATATAAACAACTTTTCTAAACAAATATCTACACTTATATTAATGTTAAGTTTAATATTTATATAATTAATTATTTTAGTTTTGGTATCATTAGATATATCATGTAAGTCATATAAAAATAAACATTTAGAATAACTATTTTTACCGAGCATTTTATTTTTACAATTCATATAATGGCTTTCTTTTGTTTTTTTACTAAAATTTAAATTATTAATTATTTCTGTTTTAATTTTAGTTTCAATATTTTTTATCCTTATCATTTCATCGTTTATTTTATTAGTTCGTTTTAATAAATATTTTCTTTTTTTGTATTTTTTACAACAATTATTAATATATTTTGTATTTAATTCTTTGGTTTTACATAATAATTCAAAATTACCAAATGTGATACGACTTAATTTATCCTTAGTTTCATATACTATTTCATTAGTTATGTTATAATTTCTATAAAAAAATTGATTATTAATAAAAATAGGATCATTCAATAAAAAATTTATTGTTAAAGGTTGATTAAATAAATTATGACTATTCTCATTTGTTATATTTTTAAATATTTCACCAAGAGGCATAGTTATTAGTTCATTATATGTTTGAACGCTCATAGATAAACATATAATTAAGATTTTATATTAGTTAAATATACATAGTTTGTTCTATTTTAAAATATTCACATACTTTATCGTCAGTCCATATTCTATCTAATGGAACTAATGGTATCCATTTACAAGTATTCTCACTTATATCTTGTGAGATTTTTCTAATTGATAACATATGATTAGCAAATTTTGTGTCTAAATAGCTTAATAAAGATTTTGCTTCGTCTTCATTATTTACACGAAATGATATGTAACTATCTGTATAAATTTCAGTTGGATTTCCTACAAATTTTGCCCCAAAATTAGGATTTTTCCCATTTGCCCTTGCGGTAACAACTTTCCAAAATGTGTTTGTTTCATTAAAATCATAATTATCTATATATTTACATCTATCACTTGATTTTTGTAAAGAAACATAACATTTTATTTTTCCATTATTTTTTAATCTGCTGTCATTTGTTCTATATTTAAAATAACCTGACGAGCAATATATTTTTATAATACTTTCCATATTACTTATAATATCAATAATTTTATGATATTTTGGTTTAATAATACAATCATACTTAGATAAATCATATGGTTCTCCATTAAATAAACATAATCCATCGTGTGAAGCATTTTTAAGGAAATAATTAACACCTCCTTCAATATCAACATTATTGCCAAACCATTTTTTAGAATTTTCTTCATGTTGAATAAATACAATATCCTTTCTTTTCATCATAAAATCTCTAAAACCATCCAAACCTTTTCCTCCAATAAACCATCTAGAAGGAACAACGAATAATAATAACTTACCACCAATATATTTTTCAATAAATTTATCATATAGAGGTTTTGTGTCAGGTTTTGACGGATCAGTAGAGTATGGAGGATTACCAATTATTGAAACATCTTCCAAACGAATATTCCACTTATCTTCAATATTTAATTCAAGAGTATCTCCTGTATAATTATTAAATTCAAAGTCCAACTCATCTAACCCGCAATAGCTTTGAACATGACATTTCATTATTTCTGTTGTGATGAAAACATTTAACGCAGTTATATCCGCATAATATATACACTCAGTCATAATAACACGACATCTTTCAATTTCATCAGGATACATTTCTTCAAGACCATTATAAAACCTATCAAATATACCTAATACAAAATTTCCTTTACCACAGCAAGGTTCAAATACCTTTTGAGGTTTTTTCCAAAACTCTACTGGTATTGTATTTAACATTTCATCAACTAATTTGACAGGAGTTGGAACTTCTGCGTTTTGTTTTTTTTCATCATTTGTAGGTATAAAATGTTTTTCAATAAGCTCACGCAACTTATTAGCAGGGGCTATGCTATAAATCTCACGAATGTTATTAACAATTTCAGAATTATTATCTATAATATTGTTCATTATATTTACTATAATAATATAATTATCTTTATTTAATTCAATTTTTTTGTCTTTTAATAATGAAATAATTAATCTCCCTGTTTTTTCACTTGTAAATATCTCCTTGAAATCAAATAACTTATATGACCTTGAAATTAACGCTAATAATGGAAATAAGAAACTCTTACACATTTCGTAAGTTTGGTTAATCAAAAGTTCAATCTTAGCGGTTTCTTCTTCATTTAACTTATTGTCATCTTCTTTGGCATTATCAATATCGTCAGGAGCGTCAATTTGAACCTTTGTTTTATCGCCCTTAGGACAATCTTGTTGTTCTCCTTCTAAATCTTTATTTATTTTTTTTAATTCTCTTTTTTGAAAATCTATTTTTATAAAATCACGCATATCATCATCACAAATGAGATTTTCTAAGAAAGGAGTATCATCAATTTCTTTCATAATGTTTTCTGCTTCTTTTTGGTAGTAAGACATTATCTCAATTGTTGTCAATTTTCCGTTATTAATTTGTTGTGTATCAAATAAGAATATATTGTGTTCAAATAAATAGTATAGTATTTCCGCATTTGTTTTAGTTGTTTTTGTATTTCTTCTATGTTTTTGAATTATATCAACCAAATACAAATAAGTTCTTTGAATATTCATATCTACATTTATTCCTATTGTTTTACCATCTGCTTCTGTTAAAGCTCTTGAAAATCTTTGTTTTTGATTGTCTAAATTGTGTCCGTCATCTAATGATATTGTAGCATCACAATCTGTATATGTAATGCCTACGCTTCCTTTATTACCTAACAATAAAATACAACCTTTTTTATTTTTTGTTTTTGTCTTATTCATTATCGTTTGTATGTATTCATTATATTCTTCTTTGACATTTCCAGTATCTTCTGTTGAATTAGAATATTCTATACTATAGTCGCTCCATAAATTATGTTTTTCTAAAAATTGTTTGAATGTTTTTTGTAATAATGATATTGTGTTATTTCTTGTATGAGTTGGAAGATACATGATAAATAATAATGGTTTTTCAATTGTTGATTTTCTTGAACCACGACTTGTTTGTGTATTTTCAATTTGTTTCATAATTGTTTTTCTCATTCGGTTTGTTGAAATAATATAATCAAAGAACCCTTTTAATATATCTATTCCATCAGTAGTTTTACATAATTCAAATTCTTCCGCATATTCTACTTCACCCTTTTCATTAATAATTTGTTTTAACGCAAACAACGAACCACAATTATAACCAAAATTAGTTCCATATTTAGCGTTGTATTCGTTTATCTCCGTAATTAATAATTCAGGAATAGAATGTTTCATTAATACCTGAGTAGGATGTTTTGAGTAATCTTTATTTAGAGTTTCATTTTCTAAACACTCTGTAAATGTATTTCCATGACGACTAACCATATAATCAATTATATCTTCTCTATTTTTTACTGCTGGTTTTATCAATTCTTTCATAAATGCTTCATCTTCAATTTCCCATTCATAAATACAAGAGCTATGAATGCCATAATATTTTTTTGTTTTATCTGCTGTGCCTGACGCAAATATATTTAGTTTTATATTTTTACGAATTTCTTCAACATCACTATCAACATCTAAAATTTCTGTTTTTGTTTTATCAGTTGATGATCCTTGATGTGCTTCGTCAGTAATAATTGCGTCAAACCCCATTTTTTTTAATAAATCTTTTTTCTTGCTTTTTCCGTCTATTTTAAGATATTGAACGCTACAAAATACAATACCATTAAAGGTTTCGTCAATTGTATCAAATTCTTCCTGTAATTTGTAATTAATATTTTTGAAATCAATATACTTTTCTAAATCATTCATAAAACTATTTATAGTTGCTGGAACAGATGTCATTATTAGTATTTTTTTATAACCATGTTCCAATAAATATTTACATATTAATAACATAGTGATACTTTTACCGCTTCTTGATTTATGTGCTATACACCACATTTTATGTTTATTTGTCAAAAACGACTTTACAAATTTTATTTCTGTCATTTTTTGATGTAATTTTTTTGTCAATTGTTGTCTTGGTGATAATAAATATTCCGCATTAATGAAATCAATAAATTCATCAATACTTAATACATTAGTAAATCTTTGACAAAATACATCTAAAGCTTTAATAATATCTTTTTCATCAAATAATAAACCATTTTCTATAATTTTATCGTGTATTTGTTTATCAATATTTAGTTTATTTTTGTATTTGTGTTTTATAACAACTTCTTTATCCTTAACAACTAATCCAATTTTATAGTCATCTGTTATATTTTGCTTGGTTATTGTGTTGTCTATTTTTGATACATCAGTTTCACTATA